GAGATGGAAAAGATGGACGATCAGGCAAAGATGGCGCTAAAGGCGATCGAGGTGACGCTGGTCGAGATGGGCGTGATGGAGTGGATGGTGTTGACGGTGTGTCTGTTACCGATGCTCGCATTGATTTTGACGGTAGCCTTGTTATTACACTGTCTTCTGGTCGTGAACTCAATGTTGGTGAAGTTGTTGCTCCTGATCTTGCAGAACGCATCAAAGTCATTACTAATGGTGGCGGGACTTCTCAGTCTGTACTTGATACTCTAGCCTCCCTACAAACCCAGATCACTAACCTGATTCCTAGCCAATCAGGGAATGGTGGCAAGTTCTTAACGACCAATGGGACTGCTCTTTCATGGGCTTCTGTTGGCGGTGGATTAAGTTATCAAGGAGCATGGAATGCGTCTACAAACTCTCCTACTCTGGCTTCTGGTGTTGGAACAAGTGGCTATTATTATGTTGTTAGCACTGCTGGTTCAACAAACCTAGATGGCATCACTGACTGGAAAGCAGGGGATTGGCTAATCTATAACGGTACTGCTTGGCAAAAGATTGACCAAAGTTGGGCGATTGCTGGTGCAAACGACAACATCACTTCCATGACTGGCATCACAGGTGGTATCTCATCACCTGACTTTGTGCAGTTTGACACTGGTGCATCAGTTACCAATGGGGTTGGTAAGTTGTACTGGGACTCTACTCAGGCTACTTTGACTGTTGGTTTAACGGCTGATATTGCCGCTGATGTCGGTCAGACTTTGTACGCTTATGTGACCAATGCTGAATCTGTGACCATCACCAAGGGTCAGCCTGTTTATATGTTCTCGGCTCAAGGTGACCGCATGACGGTCAAGTTGGCCTACAACACAGGAGATGCCACATCTGCCAAGACTGTTGGCGTTTGTGCTGAAGATATTGCGGCTGGACAGACTGGTTTGATTCTTTGCCAAGGTGTTCAAGATGGCTTGAATCTTGGTTCATATACGGCTGGTGACACTCTGTATCTTGGTGCTACTGCTGGTACTTTGACTGCTACCAAGCCTTATGCACCTAACCACCTTGTTTATATTGGTGTGGTTGAGAGAGCCAACAACGGTAATGGTCGTTTGTATGTTCGTATACAGAACGGCTATGAGATGGATGAGTTGCACAATGTGTCGGCTCAGAATCCTACCAATGGTCAAGTTCTTATTTACAACGAATCAACGTCTTTGTGGCAAAAGAACACATTGACTGATGGCACAGGTATAACCATTACTGAGGGTGCGGGGACTATCACTGTTACAAACTCTGCTCCTGACCAAACAGTTGCATTGACTGGTGCGGGTACTACCTCTGTTACTGGTACTTATCCCAACTTCACCATCACTTCAAATGATGCTTTTACAGGGACTGTAACTTCAGTCACTGGAACATCCCCTGTTGCGTCTTCTGGTGGTGCAACTCCAGCTATTTCGTTGGCTTCTGGTTATGGAGACACTCAGAATCCTTATGCTTCTAAGACTGCAAACTATGTCTTAGCATCGCCTAATGGTTCTTCTGGAGTCCCTACATTCAGGGCGATTGTTGCGGCTGATATTCCTACATTGAACCAGAACACAACAGGGACTGCCGCATCAACACCAAAGTTGCTGACCACAAACTTTACAATTGAAGAATCTGGCGGTAAATTGCTGTTTAAGTATGGAGCAACGACAATTGCTTCTATGTCTTCAACTGGAGTCATCACTTCTGCAACAAACATTGTTGCAAATGGAACACCTTAAAGGAAATCAAACATGGCACAAATTACACTTAATTCATCTGGAGTAGCTAGCGATGGCGCTCTTGCTTTACAGAGCAATGGAACGACTACTGCTGTAACTATTAGCACAGCACAGAATGTGGGGATTGGCACTGCTTCTCCCGCAAGATTGCTTAGTTTGTCTGCCGCATCGCCTATTTTGCGGATGACAGAAACAGGTGCAAATTCTGATTTAGATTTCATTGTTTCCACAAACTCAGGTGGACTTAATATTAGTGTGGATGCCAACAACGAAGGTGCGAATTCATTTTGTGCCGTTTCTGTAGATGGCTCAGAACGCGCCCGCATCGACTCCAGCGGTAACTTGCTGGTGGGGACTACAAGTAGTAGTTTTGGGGAGAAGTTAAGCGTTCAATCAATTGCATCTAATACAAACATTGCGTATTTTAATTACACATATACGGATGACCGTTCTAATACTGTTATTAAGCACGCTCGTGCTACAGGCGCAACTGCTGGGTCAATGATTCTTTTTGTAAATGCGTCAGGCAGTCAAGTTGGTTTAATTTCATCAACAGGTTCGGTGACGACTTACAGTACTTCGTCTGACTATCGACTGAAAGAAAATATTGCACCAATCACTGGTGCGTTAGCAAAAGTGGCCCAACTTAAGCCATGCACTTACACATGGAAAGACGGTGGTGAACAAGCAGAAGGTTTCATTGCACATGAGTTACAAGAAGTTGTTCCTCATGCAGTTGTTGGAGACAAAGATGCTGTAAATGAAGATGGCTCTATCAAGCCGCAATCAATTGACACCAGCTTCTTGGTCGCTACTCTCACAGCCGCAATCCAAGAACAACAAGCCCTCATCACCACCCTGACTGACCGCATCACAGCACTGGAAGCAAAATGACAACAACTTGGAACATTTCACAGCTTGACCGTCAAACATCTGATGGATTTGTAACCACTGCCCACTGGCAAGTCACAGCAGTTGATGGTGACTACTCAGCATCCACCTACGCCACCTGCTCATGGTCTGATGGCACTCCCACTATCGCCTATGACCAGTTGACACAAGAAACTGTGTTGGGATGGATTTGGGCTAATGGTGTGGATAAGGATTCTGTTGAGGCTTCTTTGGCGGCACAGATTGAAGCCAAGAAGAATCCAACAACCGCCACTGGAGTGCCTTGGTGACACCTGAACTTGACAAATACTATTCTGAACGGTTCTCCATGATGAGCATGGAAGGCTGGAAGGACTTGACTATTGACATTGACAATATGATAGAGTCCTTGAATAATATAAGCGTGATTCCTGATGAAAAGACCTTGATGTTTAGAAAAGGTGAACTTTCCATCTTGACTTGGCTGAAAACCTTGAAAGAGGTCAGCGAACGAGCCTATGAGGAATTGAATGAAAAGAATGTATGAATTTGTCTGTGAAAATGGACACAAAATTGAACGGTATTGCAATTATGAGTTGCATTCTGTTCAGTGTGAGTGCGGTGGTTCAGCCAGTCGCATCATGAGCGCACCTAGCGTTAAATTGGAAGGGTGGTCAGGTCATTTCCCAACTGCACATATGCAGTTTGACCATAAACACCGTGAAAAGTTAGCGGCAGAGCGCAAAGCCACAACATAAGCATTTATGCCGTTGTGATCTCCTAGAACCCAAAAGTGGCAGGAAAAAGGAAAAAACAATGTTGATTGATAACCCAGACGAGTTGCAAAGTGAATTAGAAGTCGTTGAAAAGCAGAAACTTCATTCCACCATTGAGCAAGCTAGTGATGACATTCCCGACAAGTATCGGGGCAAAGAACTGTCAGACATTATCAAGATGCACCAAGAGGCTGAGAAGCTGATTGGCAAGCAAGCTCAAGAAGTGGGGGAAGTACGCAAATTAGCGGATGAACTCATTAAGCAGAACCTTGCGGGTAAGTCTCAACCTGTTAAAGAGGACGAGCCAGAAGTAGATTTTTTCGAGAATCCACAGGCGGCTGTTCGTAAGACTGTTGATAACCATCCTGATGTACTCGCTGGTCGCCAAGCGGCTCTTGAGTTCAAAAAGATGCAGATTCAGCAAAAGCTGGCGGCTGAACACCCTGATTTCGGTCAGATTGCTCAGGATGCAGACTTTGTGAATTGGGTGAAATCTTCTCCTGTTCGCATTAGTTTGTACGCTAAAGCTGATGGTGAATATGACTATGACAGTGCTAACGAACTGCTCAGTACCTACAAGCAATTGAAGGGTGTTAAGGCTAAACAGACTAGCGATGCAGGGGAAGCCCAACGCAAGACTAATCTCAAAGCCGCATCTGTAGATGTAGGTGGTACTGGTGAATCTGGGAAACGAGTTTACCGAAGGGCTGACCTTATTCGGCTGAAGATGCAAGACCCGAACCGCTACGATGCTTTGAGTGATGAAATCATGCAGGCATACGCAGAGGGACGAGTCAAATAACTTAACTTTTGATTTTATTGGAGATACAACATGGCAACATCATTTTCCCCCACCAATTCGGTGACAGTAACAACCGCTGACAAATTTATCCCTGATATTTGGTCAGATGAAATCGTAGCGGCTTACAAGAAAAACTTGGTTCTTGCTAACCTTGTTATGAAGATGTCGTTTAAGGGCAAGAAAGGTGACACCGTTCACATTCCAGCCCCTACACGTGGTTCTGCTTCTGCTAAAGCCGCTGAGACAGCAGTCACTTTGATTGCCGCTACTGAGTCTGAAGTTACTGTCTCTATCAACAAGCACTATGAATATAGCCGCTTGATTGAGGACATCGTTGAAGCACAAGCTCTGAACTCTATGCGTCAGTTCTATACTTCTGATGCTGGTTACGCCCTGTCTCGTCAAGTTGATACCGACTTGATTCAGTTGGGTCGTGTGGCTAACGGTGGCTCTACTGGTGCTCAGTACGGTTCTGCCTTCATCGGCGGTGACGGTACAACTACCTTTGACTACACAGCTAACACCAACACTGGTAACGCTTCTGCCCTGACTGATGCCGCTATTCGCCGCACTATTCAGCGTTTGGATGACAACGATACTCCTATGGACAATCGTTTCTTCATCATCCCTCCATCAAGCCGCAACACCCTGATGGGTCTGGCTCGTTACACCGAACAAGCATTTGTCGGTAATGGCGATGCTATCCGCAACGGTGAAATCGGTAACCTGTATGGTATCCCTGTGTTCACTTCCAGCAACGCTGACTCTGCTTCTGCTACTGCCGCTTTCCCAACTAGCGGTTCTGCTATTGCTCGTGTCTGCTTGATGGGTCACAAGGACTCTATGGTTCTGGTTGAGCAAGTTGGTGTTCGTTCACAAGTGCAATACAAGCAAGAATATTTGGCAACCCTGTTCACAAGTGACACTCTTTATGGCGTAGCCGCCTTGCGTAGTGCCGCTTCTACTGGAGCCGCTAAGTCTTCTTCTATGTTTGCTTTGGTTGTTCCTAGCTAATTGCAGTTGCGCCCCCTGCCCTAGTGGTGGGGGGACTTTTTTAACTTAATTAGGAGAAATCAAAATGGCAACCGCATCCGCAGTAGTTTCCCGCCGTGGTAATGACCAGTTCCGTGGCATTTTCAGCGACACTTGGGTAGTGAGAGCTACCTTGGACGCTGGTTCATTGGTAGATGGCGCTGGTGAAACAGATGATGTGACCGTAGCTGGTGTCGCCTTGGGTGACATGGTTATTGGTGCATCTTTGGGTGTTGATTTGGTTGGTTTGACCGTCACTGGCTATGTCAGTGCCGCTAATACCGTCAAGTTCCGCATTCAAAACGAGTCAGGTTCTACAGTAGACTTGGCATCTTCTACCTTGCGTCTCGTTGTTGTTCGCATGGTGTAAGGATGGGGGGGCTAGTCCCCCCCTTTCTCACTTGAGGGGTTTTATGGCTACTTTTCGTTGTCTCCAGTCGGGTAATACCGTGACTTTCACCTTGCAACATGACATTGACTCCATGAAGGGTCATCAAGGTTATGTAAGGGTAGATGAGCCAGAAGTAACCATAGAGTCTCATGATTCTGTTCGTACAGATACCGCCTTTCGTGCGCCTGTCATTCCCACAATTAAACGTATGGGTAGACCCCGAAAGGTTGTAAATGTCTGATATTGATGCCAGAGATTTTGGAAAATTAGAAGCTCAAGTCGAGGCTCTCCAAAAGGAGATGCACTTATTGAGTGCTGATGTCAAATCCCTGTTGGAACTTGCCAACAAGGGTAAAGGTGGTTTTTGGATGGGTATGACTATCGCTTCCTTCATGGGCGGTATCGTTACCTTTATTGTTGATCGTATCTGGAAATAAGGAGAACGCTATGCCTATGGTCGGAAAAAAGAAGTTTCCCTACTCTGAAAAAGGCGAGAAAGAAGCCAAAGAGTATGGCAAGAAAAAGGGTGTCCCTGTGACTGTCATGATTGCTGTTGGCAAGCCAAAGATGGGTATGCCCATGCGTGGTGGTCGTACAGCTACCAACATGATGAAGAAATCTTCAAGAGGTAAATAATGTCATCTTTAACCACTCCTGTCACCTTGTTGAGTGCTGTTGTCGCAACAGGTGCTTCTAAAGCAGTTCAAGTTGATTCTGGTCAACCAGCATTCTTGCAAGTTAGTGGCATTACTTCTGCCACTGTTGCTTTGCAAGGTAGCCTTGACGGTACAAATTGGTCAACCATTGGAACTGCTTTAACTGCTGATGGACTCGTTACAGTTGCCAATGCTCCCAAGTATTTGCGAGCCAATTGCACAGTTTATGTAACTGGCACGATTACCGCCAAAATCATGTATTAAGGGATAACCCTATGAAAAAGACCAAAGCACAAGCCAAAATCAGCAAGGTAATGCGTGAATTTAAAGCTGGTGAGTTGCACTCTGGTAAGGGTGGCAAAGTCGTAAAAAACCCTAAACAGGCTGTTGCGATTGCGTTGTCAGAAGCAAGAAAGGCTAAAAAGAAATGAAACAAGGACTTTATAGCAACATTCAAGCTAAAAGAGCCAGAATCAAGGCTGGTTCTGGTGAAAAGATGAACAAGGTAGGTTCTAAAGCCGCACCTACAGATGCTGACTTCAAGAAGGCGGCAAAGACTGCAAAGAAGCCTAAAAAGGTGAAGTGATGAAATCTCCCACTTGGCAAACAAAAGCTGGTCAGAATCCAAAAGGCGGCTTGAATGCCAAGGGAAGATCATCTTATAATGCAGAAACTGGTGGTAATTTGAAGCCTCCAGTCAAATCAGGGGACAATCCCCGCAGAGCAAGTTTCTTGGCTCGCATGGGCAATATGGCTGGTGCTGAGTACAAGGATGGTGAACCAACAAGACTGCTTCTTTCGTTGAAGGCTTGGGGTGCAAACTCCAAAGAAGACGCAAAGGCAAAAGCTAAAGCTATATCCGCAAGGAACAAAGCAAAGGCTAAAAGCAGATGACATACCTTGAACTTGTAAACGATGTCCTTGTTAGGTTGCGTGAGACAACTGTTTCTACTGTCTCTGAAACATCGTATTCATCCCTGATTGGCAAGTTTGTCAATGATGCCAAGCGTCAAATTGAAGATGCTTTTTCATGGAATGTTCTTGGCAGAACCATTAACCTGTCTACAACTTCAGGCACATATTCTTACTCTCTGACTGGTTCAGGTCAGAAGTTCCAAGTCTTAGATGTATTGAATGTCACTAGCAATCTCCGCATGAAGAATGTGGATTTTGCTACGATGAATCGTTATCAAAACTTCTCGACTCCTGTTGATGGCATTCCTGCCTATTACGCTTTTGATGGTGTTGATGGAAGCTATGACACCAAAGTAACGCTGTATCCTCGTCCTGATGGCGTGTATAGCATCCCATTTAGCCTGACAGTGCCACAAGCTACTTTGTCTAGTGACTCTACTGTTGTGCTTGTTCCTGATGTTTTGGTGATTCAGAATGCTTATGCCCGGGCATTAGTTGAGCGTGGTGAAGATGGTGGTTTGTCATCATCTGAGGCTTACTCTCTGTATAAAGCTATGCTGTCTGACTACATTGCTTTGGAAGGCACTCGTTACCCTGAGAATCAGGAGTTTGTTGCTGTATGAGCCAAGCAATTCAAACATTCAGCATCTCAGCCCCCGGATTTTTTGGGCTAAATACGCAAGACTCGCCTCTTGATCTTGCGGCTGGATATGCTTTGGTTGCAACCAACTGCATCATTGACCAGTATGGTCGTATTGGTTCACGCAAGGGTTGGGCTAGAGTTAACTCATCTTCTGGAAACCTTGGCGCAAATGATGTTGAGGTTATCCATGAGTTAGTTTTGGCTGATGGTACATACACTGTATTGTTTGCTGGCAACAACAAGTTGTTTAAGTTAGATGGTTCTAACGCTGTTGTTGAGTTAACTTATGGTGGTGGCGGTACTGCTCCTACCATTACTGCTAGTAACTGGCAGTGTGCATCATTGAATGGCATTACATACTTCTTTCAGTCTGGTCACAATCCTTTAATTTATGACCCTGCTGTTAGCACCACTACATACCGCAGAGTGTCTGAGAAGTCTGGTTATCAAGCTACTGCTCCTGATGCCAACATTTGCATTTCTGCATTTGGTCGTTTGTGGGCGGCAGATACAACATCAAACAATGCTACTGTTTACTTTAGCGACTTGATTGCCGGACATATTTGGTCTACAGGTACTGCTGGTAGTTTGAATGTTAACAATGTTTGGCCCAATGGTGCTGACCAAGTTACTGGTTTAGCTGCTCATAACGGTTTCTTGTTCATCTTTGGTAAGCGTCAAATCTTGGTTTATCAGGGTGCTACTTCTCCTTCTACTATGTCATTGAGTGACACTGTTGAGGGCATTGGTTGCCTTGCTAGAGACAGTATTCAGACTACAAGCACTGATGTGTTGTTCTTGTCAAACTCTGGTGTTCGTTCTTTGATGAGGACTATTCAAGAGAAGTCTGCCCCAGAGAGAGATTTGTCTAAGAACATTCGTAATGACTTGATGGACACTATTGCTGGTGAGACATTGGCAAATGTGAAGTCTGTCTATTCAGAGCGTGAGGCTTTCTATTTGTTGACAACACCTAGCACTGAATCTGTGTGGTGTTTTGATACCAAGAGTTATTTGCCTGATGGTTCTGCAAGGGTTACGACTTGGGACTCTATTCAGCCTACTTCTTTCTTGTCTCGCAGGAATGGTACTTTGTATATTGGCAAGAATGGTTATGTTGGGTTGTATAGCACTCACCAAGACTATGAAACTGCCTATCGTATGTTGTACTACACAAACCATGCTGATCTTGGCAATCAGAATCAAACTTCAATCCTGAAGAAGTTGTCAATTATTGTGATTGGTGGTACTAACCAGACTGTGACCTTCAAGTGGGGATTTGACTTCAAGACAAACTACTTGTCTGACAACGCTACTATTCCAACTCAAGGCGAGTCTTATTATGGTGTTGGTTTGTATGACAACCCAGATGGTCAAGTTGTAACGATTACAAACGCAAGTCCTGCGGTAATTACATCTGTTGATGGCTCTGGCTTTGTAAATGACAACGATGTAACTTTGACAACAACAGGTACTTTGCCATCTGGATTAAGCACTGGCACTACCTATTACATTGTTAACGCATCTGGTAGTACTTGTAATTTGTCTGCTACATCTGGTGGCTCTGCAATCAATACAGGAAGTGCTGGTTCAGGAGTTCATACACTTGAACACACTTCTCCTGCTGTAACAACTCAATACACAGATGGTATTGCTTTGCAAACACTGGTTGTTTCTGCTACAGGCACAGGCAAGATTGTTCAAACAGGTTATGAGTCAGACATCAATGGCACTCCATTGTCTATTCAGAAGATTGAGATTCAAGCCAAACAAGGCAAGATAAGTTAAAGGAAGATCATGAGTAATTACACAAAAAGCACGAACTTTGCAACCAAAGACAATTTGTCTTCTGGCAATCCATTAAAGATTGTCAAGGGTACTGAGATTGATACTGAGTTCAATAACATTCAGACCGCTGTTGCAACCAAGGCTGACACCACAAGTCCTACATTTACTGGTTCACCAGTGTTGCCTACAGGTACTACTGGTGTTACTCAGAGTGCTGGTAACAACTCTACTTCTCTTGCCACGACTGCTTTTGTTCAAGCGGCATTGAGTGCTTTGTATCCTGTTGGTTCTTTGTACTTCAACTCATCTGTCACAACGAATCCCGGTACTTTGCTTGGCTTTGGTACTTGGGCGGCATTTGGTGCTGGTCGTGTGATTGTTGGTTATAACGCAAGCAATTCATTGTTTGACGCTTTGGAAGAAACTGGTGGTAGTGCAGATGCCACATTGCCAAGCCATACACACACGGCTACCTTTACGGGTACTGCATTGGCTGCTCACAGTCACACAATGGGTGGCGCATTTGGAGGTGGTGGTGGTATTGGTGGTGGTGACTTGAATAATTCTCAAGGGAATGCAAGCACATCATCTGTATCTGCTGGCACTCCTGCTGGTTCTGTATCTGTATCTACAGAAGGCTCTAGCGCAACAAATGCCAACTATCAGCCATACATCACTGTTGCAGTGTGGAAGCGGACAGCATGAACATCATTATTTTGAAAGAGAGAGGTTAATATGGCACTCAAAGAAGGTTTATCTGGAGCAGCCTCTGGAGCTAGTGCTGGCTCAATGTTTGGGCCAGTTGGTGCGGCTATTGGTGGTGGAATTGGTTTTCTTGGTGGTCTGCTTGGAGGAAATAGCGCAGAAGATGCGGCTCGTGCTCAAGCAGATGCTGAGATGCGGGCGGCTCAATTAGCGGCTGAAGAAGCTCGTTTCCGACCTGTAGGCGTTACCACTAGGTTTGGTAGTTCTCAGTTCCACACAGACCCTTCTGGTCGTGTATCTGGTGCTTCTTACAACGTCAGTCCTGAACTACAAGCCTATCAAAACAGGTTTAGAGGATTGTCTGGTGGTGCTTTGAGTCAGGCAGAGATGGCTGGTCAACAGTATTCGCCTTTGACTGGTGCGGCTAGTAATCTTTATAGCCTTGGTCAACAGTACATTCAGCAGACTCCTGAGCAAGTTGCACAGCAATATATGCAGCGTCAACAGGACTTGCTTGCTCCTAGCCGTGAGCGTGAGATGGCTCAGTTGCAAAACAGGTTGTTCCAAACTGGTCGTGGTGGATTGTCTGTAGGTGCTACAGGTATGCGTCCGGGTGGTGGTGCTGGTTTAGGTGCTACTAATCCTGAGTTGGAAGCCTACTACAACGCTTTGGCTCAACAAGACTTGCAGTTGGCTAATCAGGCTCAGACTGCCGGACAAGAGCAGTTGAAGTTTGGTGCTGGATTGTTTAATGTTGGTTCTAATTTGTTAGACCAATATCAATTGGGACAAGTTGGTGCTTTGCGTCCATTTGAGGCTTACATGGGTCAAGAGAAGGCTATTGAAGGACTTGGACAGCAACCATTGGACATTGGCATCAACATTGGTGCTAAAGGTCAAAGCAATTATGGTGCTAATGCTTTGCTTCAGGGAGGAAAGTCTGCGGCTGCATTAAGGGCTGAAGCTGATGCTTACAACCCATTGGCTACTGCATTGATTTCAGGTTCACAGAATCCTCAGTTGATGAATGCGTTTTCTAATTTTAATTTTGGCAACTTGTTTGGTGGTGGTGCTCCATCTGGTGCTGCTGGATATGGCATTAGCCCAGAGCAATTTGGTGGTTACTACGGTTATTTATAAGGGGTAAAACATGGCATCACCATCAGAAATCTTAGGTTTGTTTACAAGCCCACAACAGTATCAACAACAGCAACAAGACCTTGCTCGTGCAAGAGCAATGGAATACGCTAAGTTAACTCCTATCCAAAGGGCTGAAACAGCTATTGGTGAAGGTGCTTACAAATTGGGTGGTGCTATTGGTGGAGCATTGGGTGGTGTTGACCCTCAGTTGCAGAAGATTACTATGAGACAGCAACTTGCTAGTCAACTAGATCAAAGCAATCCTGATTCTTTTATGCAAGTAGCTCAATTGGCTGCACAAAATGGCGATCCTGAGTTTGCTATGGCTCTTGCTGATGCTGGACGCAAGGCTCAAAGTGATATGGCTTCAAAAAGAAAAGCAATTGCTGAAGCAGATAAAGCAGAATTTTCATTGGCTCAAGAGCAAGAGTTGCGTGATAAATTATCTAAACTTCCAGCAAATGCAACTGAAGCAGATATTTTGGCAATTGTTACCCAATATGGTAATCCTGACAGAGTATTAGCTGCATTGCAACAATCTTCTGATAGACGCGCTCAGATTGAATCTAAGCG